ACACCGAAGTGCCGTAGGATCCTACTGTATAACCCTTTAAATAAGGGGAACATTCGTGCCTATCCTTTCGGGAGTCGTTCCTAGTTTAACGTCACGGGCTTGACGGTGATGATTTAGACAGGTTCATCAGGACCAGAAAGGGTTAGGCTATATCCCTTCAAAACCATTAGTCGGGGTTCATGCTCTTCAGAATAAATTCTAAGTATTCTGAAGCTTGTGTGGTGCCTTGCTGGCGTTTAATTCGTTCGAATTCCGCCCTCTCACGCGAGGTGAGTTTAGCAAGCTTCTCCGACTTTGCAGAGGCCTTAAGCGTTCCTCCTGTTAAGGAGGAAGCTAAGGAAGAACCCCAATGCTTACGGCCGTCTAACACAGCTTTATCGCGTTTATCGATCATAGACCGGCCGTCTTTGATAGAACCTCCATAAAGAATAGTGGCGGCTGCCACGTCTTCCTTGGAATATCCGGGGTTCACATCAGGTCTCCACGATTCAACCAATTCCGGCGTTGGATTAAAATTTCCAATCGTTCTAACTGGTTGTGGTTTTGGGAGACCGGGAGGTTTCAACTGGGGTCTAAGACCACTCTTAGACGTCATAGCCTCTTCTTCTTGCAACTTCCTGATTGATACATTAGACCAAGGATCATTCCCGATAAAATCAGGAATGTCCTCATCAGCAGGAAGGGGCAAGTCTCTCTTCTCGATGCCCTTCACATCGGAGCTTCCACTAATCGTGAAAGGAGTTTTAAGGTCTTGTCTTTGACCGGTTTTGAGTTTCTCGGAGTCTTCCTTCTCCGGTAAGTTTATAGTCTCCCAGGTTGAGACTGCCATGGAGTGCCCAACTCTCTTTGGTCTTTCTGTCCTTGCGGAACCGGATGAGCCTTGTTCATCTAGTGCTATGGCTATCATCCCTATCTCCACCATTCGATCTGTCCAAGCTCCGTATGAAACGGCGTAATTATATTTGGATTGCTTTTGGACAGCAGGTCCAACAATAAAGAAGGAGGCATTGTCACCAGTTGTTTTAATGTGACAAGTCAAGTCTCCATCTCTTTCCAGACATTGTTGTTGATTGAAATGACAACTATTAAGTTCCATGTCCGGGTGTCCATACTTTAAAGTATTATCGGCCTTATTGTTGGTTATCTCCACATTGTTGTAAACCCCCACGTTCCAACCTTCCTTGAGGTCATCATTGTATGCAATGAGACCATCTTGTTTGTCCTTATTAGGATCCGTGGTACTTGAGGTTGGTTGATACCCCTCCATTGAGATTTCCACAGTCCACTCACCTTGAGGGACTGGTACTATTACCATGGGGATGGCTTTTAAAGAATTCTGGGAATACCATCGAGAGTCGAGGTTCGTCCAGTTCATATTCTCGTCCTCTATGTAACGAAACCTTTGAGAAGGCATGTCGTACAAGGAGATGGCATCATCTGTAGATTGGGCCATTATACGGGTCACAGGGACACCAGTATAGACGATAAAACGATATTTCTTTTGGGGTGCGGGTTGTGGAGAAGGAGAAGGCCCTGGGCCAGGGCCGGGTTCCTCGTCTACCTATTTGGGGTTATGGAAGTGACACTTTATAGTGATCCTGAAAGAACCAGCTATCGATGAAGAACCATTGCCTTTGTAGAGGATCCTGAATTGGTCCTTGGCAACGTCATGCCATTCCGTCCCGTTGATGTAAGACGCTGTAAACGCCCTCCTCCCGGGCTTCGTGATCCCGAACTTATTGATAGTTGAGGAAAGGGAGTTGAGTTTACAGTGTGGGTCCAGCTCGTAAGCGATGGAACCGGAACTTTGGGAAGAGGCTTCGGAGACGAACTCCAAAATGACCATCGAGATTTTGTACTCATGGTAGGCCTTGAGCATTCCATTAGAGAATGCTGGGCAGTCTGATAGACTCGGCCCGAACGTGATTGCTCCGCTGGAACTTCCCGCGAGATTGTCTTCCGAGAAAACAAATGTCTCGCTTTGACCTGTTCCTCTGGTAGAAACAGTTCTTCCTGCCCGGTTATTACCTCTTCGTCGTCGTCTAGGTCGGCGTTGTGTTCTCCGAGAGGTTTGGACCACAACCACTGGCTGATTGCGCTGAGCGCGTCGTGTTTGCCTTCGTGGTCGTCTTCTTCCATTGATTGTTCTCCTACCCACGACCGTATTCATTAACGATTGATCTTACGTGTTGGGAGATTTTCAGGTAGACAAAATACAAGCCAATTACCGTTACGGGTATTGCTGACATAGACCGCTTGAAAATCCTGCTAAAAATTTGAAGTCTATTTTGGCTTGTTGTGTAATCAGACTAAAACTTCCGGTGTTTGCAACTGATGTTTACCCGGCTGTTTGTATGCTTGATCCTCCTGAATTAGTTTTGTGGTTGGACTGGAATGACCAACCACGATATTATTTTCTGGACCAAGCTCTCGTCGTGACGAATTTCATTCACGATCGAGTGGCAAGCGTCAAGGTAATTCTTGATCGCTTCCAAGTTACCGCTATCAGGATTGTACCCGTAAATTAGCTTGTAAAGCATCTTCTTTACATTCAGCGGTAATGCGAGGCGCTCATTCTTAAAGATATGTGAGCAAAATTCCAGTTGTTTGGCTACCTCGACTTTGAAACCCAACTTTTTATACTCTGTTAGGTTAGAGTCAACAGATTCTAGGGCGTCATCGCCCATCGCCATAGCCCAGGAAGCGCCGCAATGATATGCAGCCATAACTCTGATACGGGAGTTTGAAGAAGAAGTATTGTAACTTCCACTTTTCTGAACTCCAGGCACTCTCTGTGAAAGAAGGCACCCATCAGAAAGGCATAAGACTGAATTGCTTATGCATTTTAACCACACTGATCGTAATCGTTTTGTTGTGTGGTTGTTGTTTCTGGTCAAGCGATTGCGGACTTCCATGTCATCTTCGAGCATCCAGTCCGCTACACTCCAGTCAAAACCAGAGCAATCTGTTGGTATCAACTTGGTGGACCAGTTATTGAAAACTTCTTGTGGTTCCTCACCAAGTTGTGAAGCCAAGACTTTAACAAAGTCTTCGATCTGGTCATCGGTTGATAAACCAAATCCCGGCTTCGAGGGCACTGCCCTCCAGAGTTCTATTTCCCGTTTGTTCTGATTTTGGAACAGAACTCTGGCTACCAACTGATCCACTAGGGATACACTCATTATAAGGCGGTAGCGACCTTCTTCCAGCTTGGAGACTTTGTGGGGTTCTCCCTTAACAAATACCCTTATCGGGTCGCAAAGTCCGTGTTGAACCAGTTGTTCCGCATTCAAGTCGTCCGAGTTGACTTCCAACATCTTCTGTAGGCGGTTGAAAGTCAGTCGAGTCAACACAGGTAGCAACTCTTGGTTGAACACCCAGTCTCTGTGGGTACGAGTCCCGTAGGCGATGTACGGAACCCCAACACCGGCGTCTAATTCTAAGGAGCTTACAGCTTCCTTGATGTCTTCAATAAAACCTTCCCACGTTAGGGAATTGCCGGCGGTTGATGTTGGTGCGTTAGTGCGCGCGCAACTATAGGCTTCAACTAGCCTGTTTATCACGGATTCCTCGCCTTCTGTCGAGGGTATTTGTGCGGACTCCATCCGTTGGAGCCACCTGTCAGCTTGCAGTCGCAGGGAAGTTAATTCGGCTTGGGCGCCGAACTTGGGCCACCCAAATCCCGCTGTGAGCTCTTTGAGCTCACTGTACTCTTCCGCCACTCTAACCCCGTATTCTGAGTTGAGCCTTTGTTTAGAGTGGTAGAACTTGGGGAGGGATCCGACTTCTTCGAATCCACAGACCTCCTGTGTGGTGGGACCCATGCCCCACCGGTATTGACCTTCGAAAAATTTTTCGAAATCCTTCGCCTGGGTCTTGATAGCTTCTCGACGTTTTTCGCTATCAGTCCAGCCACTTTCTCTTCTATATTCCCGAGATTTATTCGGTTCAATAGGAGACCCATCAATTCCACTTCGGTGTTTGGAACCGAAGGTGCACTCGGTATGGCTTGGGTCATCACAGAAACACCTTGGACGGGTGTCATCTGTGTTCCAGCCACTTGCGTTGTGGGTATGAAATTTGGCTGAGTCGCAGCAAGATCGTGCCTTGAGGAATCTCCACAAGCGGGCATTTGACTTTGGATGCTTTCGAAGGTGCCGGTTGTTTGGCGGTCGGCGCCGCTCAGTCCATTTCCCGGCAGATGTGGGGGGACAATAGGATAGGAGACGTTATCACTGGTAGTTTCAAAGTCGTAAGACTTCACTCCTTTGCCCTCATATAACCCGCGCTCAAATCTTTCTTTGACAATGGCGCGAGCCTCTTGGCCTGACCAATCGTATTCGAGCAGGTCATCCATTTCTTTCTCGAGAAATAATCTCCCTTGCGGGGCTGTGGTCTCGAAGACTAGTTGAGGGGTTGTAAGATTTACAATCTTTGGAATCGTAGAACAAACATTCACATTGTCTACGACGTCTCCTCCTGAGTGGATTCCTATGACGTTTTTGCCACTAATGTACGGGGCTCCACTATGCCCTTTATCGGTTATGCTCAGTACGGATGCTTTATTTTTATCGTATGCGCCACTAATCGAGGCTTGTGAAAGAGTCCATCCATTATCACCAAAAGTGTAAATGGTGGCTGGCCCCTTCGCCAAGCTGTCTCTAGTGACAAGTTTTAAGGCTTTGCATCCCATGACGCTTTCCCAATTGGGTGGGCCAAATAAGATCTTTACATCTGTTTCAGCGTCATCATAGAGAGTTTTAAAACTCTCCATTTTGATCTTATTGCCAGTGACGGTTGAGAAAACACTCCCATTGATGGGAGCATGCGAGCAGGTTATCAAACCAATGGTGGTTGATTGTCTGTCGTGTAAAGTCACGCAAGTTGCATAACCTGCGTGTGAACCGTCGTCATGACTTATGAGCAAAATCGAATTCTTTGGGGGTTTCATTGGTACAGCCCATGTAGTGAACCCCCGGACTGCACACTCTTTTACATAGGATTTAGGTCTCTCTATGCAAACTCTCTTCATCGTGGTGAACGCGCTCATCACCATCCTTGCCGCCAACACAGGTAGGCATAGTTGTAATATTTTGAAGAATAATTGAGCTGCCCGTGCCATAAGCACGCTTAAGGCCATCAATGAGGCCACTATTATAGCCAGGCTCAAGTTGTTCATCAAGAAGCTCATCGTGGATGAGCTGACAACCCAGATTACATAACCCCATAACCGTATGAGGCCCCACATCAATCTTTCCAGGATATTCAATCCTGTTAATTGCCCTGAGATGGTATCCCAGTGCTTTCCGAAATCCATTGATGCTAGTTGTGGCAAGTATTTCTGGGTGTCGTTGTAGCCTCTTTGCAAGACGTGTATTACAAGTTCTTTGTAGCTGTAATCTGACAGCTTTTTCTGAAGAGGGCAGTCCCACACGGAGTCCTGTGTTAGTAGGAGTTGGGTAATATCCGGTGGTAAGGGAAAATCTGAGGAGATCTTCGGCGCGTGTAAAGGGCCTGTCACCATATAAGATGGTGCCATGGTCCCAAGAGCTCCAAATAAGATTAGGGAGCTGAAAAAGAATAGAGCGTAAGAACTGTTCAACTTGGTGTCCATATTTGAAATGGTGCAAAAGTTGAGGGATTTGCGTGAGAAATCTTCCGATTATGAATGATCTCTCTTTTAGTGGCAAGTGTCTTTCGCTCGTCACTAGTAGTTCGCTGTTCGTTTTGAAGCAAATCTCAAAGTTCATTCACTGTCCTCCTGCTATTCTTTTGT